GTTCCGAAGACGTACTAAGGAGTGGAAGACAGAAGACCACGATCGTTTCTTTCGGAGGTTGACTACTTTCTACTACTCGTTCACTCGAGTTGGTGGACTGTTGTCTCGAACAGCAAAACCTTCTGATTGGGATAATCCGGAGTGGACACCCCAGCAGCGAACTGACGCATACATGAAATATGTTAAAGTGTATCGGCAAGTTGGTTTGGCCACACGCGTTCAAACTTCTTGTGTAACGGTCTTGCAACAGCTTCAAGATGTTAAGCCTGTTGTACATGTTGTGGAGGACGGACAGCCATTTACCATGCATGATCAAGTTGGAAAGGCAGATCACGTTTACTGGATGAAAGCGAAGACGACTGACAAGGTGCCACATTCAGTTTTGGACCTTGCAGGTATTGTACACACCTCAGTTGGTGAACTGGACGTGTTAAAGGTTGTAATGACCCACATGTTACAGTGGAAGTTGGCGTACAGTAATCACTTCTTTGATACATGGGCTAGTGCTTTTGCAGGCTTTGGATGTATTAGGCCTCCTTACACTGGTCCCTCAATGGAAATTCAGTTTGAGGACGGTATCTCTTACCTTTGTTGGTCGGAGAATGGAGTGTTGCTGATGGATCAAATTCGTGCGCGCACACCTATGCCAGAAGACTTGCCTTGTGTAGCCGAGAGTCACTCATTTAAACTCATGGAATACACGAAAGACTTGCCGTGGTTGGATGTCGTTGGTTTCCTTATCAAGATAGCAGTTGGCGTTGGACTTACTTTCTTCGTAGATCATAAGAAAGTTGAGAAGTTTGACGCAGAAGGCTGGGGAGATGAAGAAGATGAACGTACACTTCAGGCTTATGGTGAAGTTGAGGAGGAGGAACGTGCTGCTTTGGCTGCTTTTCAACAAAAACGTTCTCGTGCTAGCAGAGAAAACACACGGAAAGTGGGTTCAGACCCATCAGGTAGTGGTGTTTTTCGCTGGCGTGGTTCAGAAGACATCGTGAACGAAGCAGTCAAACGACGAACCTTAGGCACTTATAGTGAAGGTTCTCGTTTTGTGGTACCAGACCAGTTGAATGTTGAAGGAAGGACCTCTGCAGACCAATCTGAGCAGGGTCTTATTAGGAAGTTGACAAAGCCTAAGATTGTGATCTTTGAGGACAAACCAGGAGTTGTTGTCGAGCAGTTCCATGCAGAGGCCAGTGTTGATCCTGGAGCGCGTACAGTGATGGTGACAGTAGTTCGAAACCAGGTGCAGTTGTTAGACGCAGACCAGAAGTTCTTGTGCTTTGGAGTTGGACTCAAGGATCGTTTGTGCATGAGTGTTTTGCACATCAAACCTTTCGTCAGTTTTGTGAAGAAGGCTGATGTTGTTTATCAGGTTGAGAAAACCGTTGCTGAAATGGAAAATCGCGACGTTTGGTTCTTTACGCTTGAGAAGACAGCACCAATGTTTCCTGACATCACACAACACTTGATGAAGAAACAGTCAACCAAAGCCAGTTTCACAGGAAGTTTTGGATTCTTTGTACAGAAGGTGTCGACTGAAATTATGTGCAGAGTTATCTCCTTGGAGGAAATCACGATCAAGACAGTGGATGGACACAAAGTGCATGGACTCACATACATTGGACACAGTGATGGATTTAGTATTTCGCCAATTGAGACAAAGAACGGAGATTGTGGTTCACCAGTCATTTTAGTGAATTCCGCATATCCTCAGAAGTTCATTGGTTTTCATTGTGCTGCTAGTAGCAACATTGGTATGTGCACGTATGTTTACCAAGAGGACGTGCCAATGTTCGGACAAGCTACTAAGAGTGACATTGTTGTGTTGAGACATCAGAATGTGGAGTTGTACGACGAACCGCTTGAGATTCCTGGTAGACACATCGTGATTGCTGGTCGAACAGCAGATGGTTTTCAGCAGGGTTGTCCTCCTAAAACACATTGGTGGCCTTCACCTTTTCGTGGCCTTGACATAGGAGTTCATTTCGAACCTGCTGTGCTTTCTGAGAAGGATCCGCGCAATTCATTGCCATATGCGCCGATCGTGAATGGTATCTTGAAGTATGACATTGCACCACGCCAGATTGATGAGAAGTTGCTACAGCGTGCGGTTTTGGATATTTCTGGG